ATGGGAGAGATAAAAGGAAGAACATTTGACCTGCTGACATTAGGTCAGCTTCTTTTAAGACTGTCACCACCAGACAATGACCGTCTTTCCAGAGGTGATACATTTGTAAAACAGGTAGGCGGTGCAGAATTAAACGTAGCAGTTGGTGCGTCTCTGTTAGGCCTTCATACCGGTGTTATCTCCAAACTTCCGTCACATGATATCGGCAGCTTTATGAAAGGTAAGATCCGTTCCTTTGGTGTCAGTGATGACTTTTTTATGTATGATCATTCTCCATCAGCCCGTGTAGGTATTTATTACTATGAAAACGGTGCATACCCAAGAAAACCAAAGGTTATTTATGACCGTATGAACAGTTCTTTCTTTACTCTGGATATTGATGAGATCCCGGAGGAAGTATACACAGCTTCCAAGTGTTTCCATACCACCGGTATTACTCTGGCTCTTAGTGAGAAGATCAGAGAGACTACCATTGAGATGATCAAACGTTTCAAAGAAGCAGGAACCCTGGTTTCTTTTGATGTAAACTTCCGTGGAAACCTGTGGACGGGTGATGAAGCAAGAGAATGCATTGAGCGTATCCTTCCTTATGTAGATATCTTCTTCTGCTCTGAAGATACTGCAAGACTGACTTTCTTAAAGACTGGCACAGCAAAAGAAATGATGAAGAGCTTTACAGAAGAATATCCGATCTCTATCGTAGCTTCCACCCAGCGTATCGTACACAGCCCGAAACGCCATACCTTTGGTTCTGTGATCTATGATGCAGCAAGAGATACTTTCTACGAAGAAGAGCCATATCGTGACATTGAAGTAGTAGACCGTATCGGTAGTGGTGATGCTTATATTTCCGGCGCTCTCTACGGCCTGTTAAGCAGCGGTGGTGACTGCCAGAAGGCAGTTGCTTTTGGAAATGCCACAGCAGCTGTAAAGAACACCATTCCTGGAGATCTTCCATCCTCTAACCTGGAAGAAATCGAGACCATTATCAAGGCCCATAATCAGACCGGACCACAGAGTGAGATGGCAAGATAATAAAAGCCTGTTAAAAAGTTTCAAAACTATATTGTATATAAAAAAAGGGGCTTTCCTGTAATTATATGGGAAGGCTCCTGTTTTGTTGTAGAGATTTAAAAAAGACTTAAAGAAGTAATTGTTTTGAGGGCAATGGAATTGAATGGAAACCGCGTAAAAAGCAAGGTTTTATGCGGTTTTCTTCAATATCCGGTCTTTAGGACTCTTTAGAAAAAATAAGTATTCTTTGGGTCTATTGGTCACAATAAAGTCACAAAATATTCTTTATCTATTTTTTCAATTTCCATTTTCAAATCCCTTAAATCACGATGACCGTAAACACGGTTAGTAATATCATTTCCAAAGGAATGCCCAAGCATGCGCTTTCGGTCATTTTCATTTACATGATAGAGTTCACAAAATTTTGAGAATGTATGGCGGCAATCATGAGGAGTATGCTTTTCTATACCTAACTGTGCTAAAACATGATACATATTTTGCCTGAAAGCACATGTGGTTATTGGCAGAAGAGTGCCATATCTTTCGTATCGGCGTTTTGCAAGAGGATAGACAGAGGAATGAATGGGAACAATTCTGTCTTTGCCAGCTTTTGTTTTTATACCACCTTCGTAGTAGCCATTCTCCAGATCAACGTGTAATTTAGGGACTTCATTAATACGCCAGCCAGAATAGCAGAGTATTAAGAGCAATTCTACAGTTTCATTATCTGAATGGCACCATAAAGTTAATAAATCCCTGGTAGTAAATGGAACTCCATGTTCATCATCGTCTTCTTTATTAATCGTCAGTTTTTGACCGTAATTCTTATCAGAAATATCTGTATCTACGGCAAAAGTACACATTTGGCGAAAAAGGTTTCGTATTAATTCGATACTGCTATACTTAAGAGGGCAGTTGTCTAAAACATTCTGAAAATCAACTGACTTTAAAGAATTCCATGGGCGATCATGAAGAATAGAACAGTTTTTATAGGCTGCTCTCATAGAATCTCTACTACTTTTTGAAAGTTTATTGCCTTCACGAAATTTTCTCTCATAGAAAAGTTGATAAACATCTGAAAAAGTCATAGGTTTTTCTGGCGGAGTTACGCCTTTGATCAGGCTGTAGTCTGCCATGAGCTTCTGGGCCAGAGTGTCCAGATCTTTTTCGTCTGCAGATAACACTTCCAGATCCTTTTCCATACCAGGCTTATAAGTACCGGCCTTGTAGGCGGTCAGTATGATGAAGCCCTTCATCCAGTCATCAACGTAGCAGAGGGCTGCCGGCCGGTCTCCGTCAATATTTGCGGGCGGATGGACTGCGTATGGGTTCTTCCGGTTCTTTCCCAGGTAGCGGATGGAGCCGTAGCCGTTGGGAAGGCGGCTGTGCTTTTTTCTTCTTGGCATATATCATTTCTCCTTTGATTGGATTGCGACGTCGCAATGATAAATTCCTTTGTTTTGAGGTAAAAATGAGTACAAAAAAGACGCCCCTTGCGCAGACGTCCTGGAGATGATATAATTCAGGTGTCTAAGCTGATTTATATCTGGCCAGGAGACTGGCAGGAGAAAATCTATGTAAGAGGCCGTTCCTGTTGGCGCAGGGGCGGTCTCTTGCGTTTTATGACATTTTAACCTATGTTTAATGTAACTGTTTGAGTATTTGGATTATTCCAGCTAAAAAGTTCTTTAATTTCTAATGTTAAAGGTGTTTTATCTTTGATACGATAAGCTTTTCCTACCTTTATGGTAGTTCCCTGAGTAACTTTCTTTGAATAATTATCTAATGCCTCATCATGATCATCATATGAAAGCCATGTGGTATCACATTCAATACCATTTTGAAATGCTGTAATGTAATAATCAGCTAAGAGTGCGCTCTGGGATTCAGATTTTTTATTTGTAAAATCATAATACAGTATAACGCAACTATAGCCATCATAATCAGATGCAAGTTTCCAACCGGTATAAGTAATTTTGGCATCATCTGTATCAAAATTAAAAAGTGGGGTTATCAATGCACCACTGGCATCGACTTTCTGACCGTCAGGGGTAGTGGTGTTGGTTAAAATGTAACCGTTATTATCAAAATAGTAGGTCTTATTTGACTTGGGAGAATTTTGTCTTACAGGCTAAAATTTATCTTTAATTTCGGAGATTTTCCCGTAAAATCAAATATATCTTTAATGGTCAGAGTTACATCGTTGTGATTTTTGAGTTCAAACACCTCTGCAACCTCAATCGTTGTGCCGGTCATTACATTTTTATAGTGGTTGTCGACAGCTGCATTTCTGGAGTCATATGATAATATTCCGTGATCCATCTGGACACCATCTTGGTAAAGCGACAGATACGCAGAATTTCCCATTGCGCTCACTTCATCAGAACGCTTGTTTGTATAATTGTAATAAATAACCAAGCACTCATTGCCTTTATAATCTTTTGCAATCTCGTGCCGGGTGTATGTAATGTGGCAATTATCAATGTCGTAATCAAAAAGCGGTGCAGAAACCAGAGAACCATCACTTCCAACCTGTTTTCCATCAGGTGTTGTGGTGTCATGGAGCATATAGCCGTTTGCATCAAAATAATACTGTTTTCCGCCAATCTCTTTCCAGGTGTTGGTGGAATAACTGCCGTCATCGTTTTGATACCACCAGCCATTAGCGTCTTGTTTCCATTCTCCTGCAAAGGAGGTTATAGAAAGGACAGCAGATGCAACGCTGACAGCGAAAAATAACTTTACTTTCTTCATACTCTTTTCCTCTTTTCTTTTGATTTATTAAAATGCCATAGGCTATTTTAACCTTAATTCAATAAGTTCTTTTGGATATCCTGTACACTGGCAGAATTGGTCCTGAGTGTATCCGGTATAATCTTGTAGCATATCATCTGATATTAGTAGATAAGCCGCAAAGAGATTGGCCCGGCGCTCTAATTTGGAGACTAGGAGCAACGTTTCATTCCGGATAAAATAGCAGTTGGCTTTTCGGTCCAGAAGAGCATGGCCTAATTCATGGGCCATGACTAAGTTCAACTCAGTCCGATCCAAACGATTACTTAAAAAAATATATCTGTGGTTTTTTAAAAACATGTAGCATCCTTCATGTTCACAGTTTCCAATTTGGTAAAGAATGCCCAGCTGGTCTGCAATTTCAAAAGGATCAGATGTACCGCACTTTTTGGTACAGTACGCAACGAGTCGTTTGACTCGCATTAAATCTTCCATATAATGCCCACCTACTTTTTGTATTTCTTGGGAGTATATTTTTCTTTGTTAATCAGTTTCAGTCTGCGAAGGGCAATTTCCAGCTCATCTTTAAAAAGAGCAGCGGCCTCTGGATCCAGAGGTTCACCGTCATAGCTGGCTGGTCCAGCTTCGCCAGATGTAAGTTTTTCCATAATGTTGTTCAGGTCTTTTGCAATGTCTCTTTCATCCCGTGATGTAAGTTTTTGAGATGGTTCTTCGTTTTCACCAGATGCAAGGTATTCAATAGGAACATTGAAGAAATTCGCAACCTTTTGTAAACGTTCATATGTGGGATTACTGTTTTTCCATTTTGAAATGCTTCCATTAGAAAATCCCAATTCTTTTTCTAATTTTCCTTGCGATAAACCGGCTTCTTTTCTTAATTTTTCTATTCGTTCAAATGTAGTCAAAATAAACCTCCATGCTTACAGAAAATATTCTGTGAAAATCACTTGACAAATAGAAAACTTTCGGTATAATTAAAAGTGTTCCACAGAAAGTTTTCTATAAAAATTCAAGATTGTTTACTGAAAATGTTCTATTGAGCTGACAACTTCATATTAGAATATTTTCAGTAAAAAGTCAATATATAAATAGAAAGTTTTCTGAGAGAGAATGCAAAAAGGAGGTGGATGAAATGATTTATGACAATGTGAAGCGTGTATGCGAAAAACAAGGAATTTCAATTTCTACATTAGAAAAAAAATTGGAATTTTCGAACGGAAGTATCTGCAAGTGGAATGACAATGAGCCTGGTATCCGCAAAGTCCAGAAAGTAGCGGACTACCTGGGAGTACCCATTGAGAAGCTGTTGGAGTAGGAGGTGTTTACATGGAAAAAAGATATCTTTCACCAGAAGATGCAGCTCCGTTCCTGGGGCTGTCGGCAGCGGCCGTAAGAAAGTACATGCGTAATGGAAGCATGGACCTGGGAATGGTTTTAAGTCCTCAAAAGACAGGGACTAAGACTTGGCGATACAAGATCTATCCGGAGAAGTTAAAACAGATTACCGGATCCAGTGTACCGGGGTATGAATAAAGAATAGGAAGGAGGGATGAGCAATGGCAAAGATTAAGAACTATGACAGTCGGACCGGCATGGAGCTGTCCTATGTGGCAGTGCAGGCAACCAAACCTAAGAAAAAAGCATGGAACTGGGTAGGTATCGCTGAGACAGTTGTTGCAGGTGGTATCTGGGCTGTGGTCCTGATGATGCTTGGGGCTGCGCTTGCGGTCCAGGTATTGTGATGGCTGTGTGGGAAGACCAGTGCGGTACCTGCATCAAGAAGAACTGGTGTATGGAAAGAAGCCGCCTGCAGGCATGCAGAGGTTACATAAAAAAGGACCCAGGCAGCTGCAACTGCGATAGGTCCAAAAGAAAAAATTGTACACCCTCATTATACGGAGGGAGAAGGAGAAAAGCAAGATGGTAAAAACGAAGATTACACTGGATGACGGAAGAGTAAGAAAAATTGAAGACTGTGAACTGGTTGTGGCAATCGGTTTGGGTTCCAAGAAAGAAGAGCAGCAGATTCAGTTAGCTGTAATGGGTGGCAAAGGATTAAGAAGTTCTGCGATGATTCAAGGTTTAGCAGATGCTACGGTAGATGCGATTAATACTCTTGCAGAAGACGATTATCATGCAATTGCTATGTTGACAACTTTTATGGAAAAAGTTGGGGAAAGCTGCAAAGCAAAGATGTTAGAAAGGCTTACGAATGGTGACTAAAAAGCTGTTTAACAGCCGGGAAGAGTGGCTGCAGGGAAGAAAGAACCATATAGGCGGTTCGGATGCGGCTGCCTGTGTTGGAAGAAATCCATATAAGAACAACGTGCAGTTATGGGAAGAAAAGGTTGGACTGGTGCTTCCGGAAGATATTTCTGATAAAGATTACGTCCAGTATGGAACTGAGGCGGAGAAGTATCTCAGAGCATTGTTTGTACTGGATCATCCGGAATACAAAGTTTCCTATGATGAAAATAACATGTTTATCAATTCAAAATATCCCTGGATGCACGCTTCTCTGGATGGAGAACTTCTGGACAGTACCGGACGACATGGGATCCTGGAGATCAAAACATCCAATATCCTGCGGTCTTCCCAGTGGGAGAAATGGAGAAAAGGGATCCCGGATAACTATTACTGCCAAGTCCTTCATTATCTGGCGGTAACAGAATATGACTTTGTAGTATTAAAAGCCCAGCTGAAGAGCTGGTATGGAGAAGAAATGCGCCTTGAAACGATAGAACGATTTATAGAGCGCGAAGAGGTGGAAGATGATATCTGTTTTCTGGTAGATGCAGAACGCAGGCTTTGGAACTGTGTAGTTACAGGGACAAGCCCAAACAGAGTCCTTCCACCATTACAGTAAAAAGGAGAACAGACATGTTGGAATTGAAAGTTTATAACCCGGAAGACAGCTTCTTAAAGCGGATCGAGTGGAATTATGAAGAGCTTAAAAGCTATATAGAGCCTATTTCTGCGGAATATGCAGCATCTGTTTATACAGATGACATGATCAAAAAGGCTAAAGAAGACAGAACAAAGTTAAATAAGTTTAAAGATGCGTTGGAAGCAGAGAAATCCAGAGTACGCAAAAAGGTTATGGAGCCTTATGAGACCTTCCGTTTAGAAGTTGATGATCTTACAGCAATTATCAAAAAAGCGATCGATAACATTGACGGCCAGGTCAAAGGCTATGAAGAGCGCTTATGTGAGGAAAAGACAGCCAAGGTCAGGGAATTCTATGAGGATAACATCCATGACATTGGCAAGTATCTTCCGTTTGAACGTGTGATGCAGCCAAGATATTCCCTTGTTTCTACTTCCATGAAATCCATTAAGGAAGAGATCCTGGCGCTGATCCAGAAGGTAGATGAGGGCCTGGCTATCTTAAATGAAGTGGACAGCCCTTATGCCGGTGATATGAAGAAAGTCTTTTTAGAGACTTATGATATTGGTGCTGCCATGGCGAAAAGGAACCAGCTGGAAGCAGAGGAACAGAACCGCAGGCTGTATCAGGAAGATCTGGCAAGAAGAAAGGCAGAGCAGGAGGCACAGCGGAAAGCTGCAGCTGAGAAGGTAATGGCAGCCGGAAGACAGGAGCCGGTACAGGCAGCTCCAGCAGAACCGGTTAAGACAGAAGAGCCAAAAATGGAGACTGTGGAAGAGCCGGTCAATGTGATCGATTTTAGGGTCTATGCCACCAGGGAGCAGCTGATGAAGTTAAAAGGATTTTTAAAAGAAAATAGCATCCGGTTTGAACCGGTTCCAAAACAGTAAGAGGAGGATATAGAAATGGCAGTAGCAAATAAGTTGGTTAATAAGCCGGTACAGAAGGTAGAGACTACAAAGTATATGGCAAACGGTATGCAGGTAACGCTTACTCCTGGAACAGTAAAGAATTATCTGATCAGTGGGGATAAGGACAGAGTATCTGATCAGGAAGTAGCAATGTTTATTAATCTGTGCCGCTTTACCGGTCTTAATCCATGGCTTCGTGAAGCGTACTGCATCAAGTATGGAAATGAGCCTGCTACTCTGGTAGTTGGAAAGGACGCATATTTCAAGAGGGCAGAGGCACATGCAAGCTATGACGGCATGGAAGCAGGTATCATTGTCCAGAACGAAGAAACAGGTGAGATTAGTTACAGACAGGGAACGTTGAAGCTTTCCGGTGAAATATTAGTGGGAGGCTATGCAGAAGTATTTCGCAAAGACAGAAGTCACAGTTTCCGCATGGAGGTTTCTTTTGATGAGTATGCAGGTAAGAAGAAAGACGGAAGCCTTAATTCGCAGTGGTCCAAGAAGCCTGCAACCATGATCCGGAAAGTTGCAGCAGTGCAGGCATTAAGGGAAGCTTTTCCGCAGTCATTTGCAGGCATGTATGTAGCGGAAGAAATGGGAGCTGCAGAGCCGGAGTATGCAGCAGGAGATGTGATTGATCCGCAGACACAGCCGGTTATTGAAGAAAAAGCAGATGTGCAGCAGCCTGTTCCTTCAATGCCACAGCCACAGATGGATGCAGCTGATGACTTTTTCAATTAGAAAGCATGATAGAAAGGAGGTGATCAAGGCATGGCGATAACATTTGATAGCATTGGCAATGGCGGGCTGCAGGAGAAGTTCAACATGGCCCTGAGACAGATCGGAAGGAACATCCTGGATCCGAACATGGATCCGGAAGCTGCCAGGGAAATGACGATCAATATCAAGTTCAAACCGGCCGGGCGTGGGAACCTGAAGGTAGAGTATAACGTGAAGCCGAAACTGGCCGGATTTAAGAAAGCGGAGACCATGTTCCTGGTGGGACAGGACTCCAGTACGGGCCGTATTGATATGTCAGAGCCGGGAAGCAGGCTTCCACAGGTCAATCCGGTACAGGAGATCCCTGCAGCTGCTTATGAAGAGGTCAGCCCCGGCAGAAGGGTGGATCCGGAGACCGGTGAGATCTTTGAGGACAGAAGGAACGGGCCGATCGACTTAAGAAGACAGCAGGCATGATAAAAAAGATAAATGAGTAAAGGAGAGATGATCGATGTTAGAAGGTTTAAAAGATGCCCTGGAGCATGTGGAAGATCTTGCCAGGGAAAATGAGAAAACAGAAGTAGTGGAGATCTGCGGCCATACATATGCCAACAAGACACTGAGAAGATATGATACGGCTAATTATGCCGATCCTGTAAAGGCCACGACCCTTTCAGCACTGGCAGATTACATCGTAAACTGCAGGGAAGAGTTTACGGAAGGCAGAAGGATGATCATCCATGTAGTAAGTCCTACAAAAGTCAGGCTGATGTCTGCCCTGGATGGGGAACGTAAGAGAGAGGTCCTGTTTGAGACGGAGGCCCAGGTTTCCGGCTTCCACTTTGATCAGTGGTACGATCAGGAAAGCTTTATGATCAGCCTGCAGGCAAACTTCTCAGATACACCGGATCTGGATGCAGTGCTTCTGCTTGCAGGAAATATTGAGAGAAAGAATGAACAGACCTATTCCGATGATGGATGCACCCAGGTGGCAACCATGACTGTGGGTGTGGCGGCCAAGGCAGACGCGATCGTTCCAAACCCAGTCCAGTTAAGACCTTACCGTACCTTCCAGGAAGTTGAACAGCCGATCAGTCAGTTTGTGTTCCGTATCGGAGACAGAGGAACGCCGGAATTTAAACTGGTGGAAGCAGAGGGCGGCATCTGGAAGACAGAAGCAGTAAGAAAGATCAAAGATTATCTGGAGTTAGTCCTGTCAGAACAGGATATGGAACTCAGAAACCGCATTACTATCATCGGATAATCCGTTGTGTTTGAAAAAGCTTGTTTTATTACCTTGAAGGTCAGTTTTATATGTCACGATATTAAATGACCAGAGGTGTTGTACCTGAAAGGGGCGGACCATGAACCCAATTCGCTGACCGCCGCCCCTTTTTAAAGAAAGATGAGGATCGTTATGGGAAAATCACAGCGGGAAAAAGGAAAACGCGGGGAACGGGAACTGGCCGGAAAGTTAAAAGACCATGGCTATGACTGCCGTAGAGGGCAGCAGTTCTGTGGGATCAGCGGTGATGCAGATGTGATCGGTCTCCCAGGCATCCATATAGAATGCAAGAGAGCGGAACGGTTAAACCTCTGGGAGGCCATGGAACAGTCCAAAAGGGACGCCAGGACCGGGGAAAAGCCGTGTGTATTCCACCGCAGGGACCGGTCAGAATGGCTGGTCACCATGAGATTAGAAGACTGGATCCAGCTCTACAGGGAATGGGAAGCTGGACAGCAGATAAGGGAAGGAAAGGGACATGCCAAGACAGCAGAAGCCAGGTCTTAGTTACTTTCCTCTTGATGTCGATTTTTTCACGGATAATAAAATCCGGATCCTGCGTGCCAAGTTTGGCAATAACGGGATCGCGGTATATATCTATTTACTCTGCGAGATCTACAAAAAAGGCTACTACATGGAATGGAACGATGATTTTAAGTTCATCCTGGCAGCAGACCTGAATCTCTCAGATGGGTTCATAGAGCAGGTGCTGACATTCTTGCTTGAACGGTCACTACTGGACAGCACACTTTTCAAGTCGGACACTATCCTCACCTCACCCGGAATACAGAAACGGTATCAGCTGGCAGTCAAGGAACGCGCCAAAAAGACACCGGTGGTAATAAAGGGTTTCTGGCTTTTGGAAGCGGATGAAACGGAACCCTTTATTAAAGTGAACCCTTCTTTTCATTCTTCCCGGAAAAATGAGGATAATTCCTGGAAGAATAACGATAATTCCCGGAAAAATGACATAAAGAAAAGTAAAGAAAAGAAAAGTAAAGAAAAAGAAATAAAAGTAAATAAAGAGAGTGGCGTTGCAGTAGAAGCAGCAACCATGTTTACTCCGGATTCTTTTGAGATGATCTGTGTAAATACCCTGATCCATTCCTGTCTGGAAGGATTCCCAGGATCCAGAGTTCCGGTAACGGATGAAGAAAAATCCCAGTGGTGTGTCCACATTGAAAGGATGCTCCGCATTGACCACAGGACACCGGAGCAGATCCGCACCGCATTGGAGTATGCAGTTACAAACCAGTTTTGGAAGGCAAATATCCGGAGCACCAAGAAGTTCCGGGAAAAGTTTGAAACTCTTTATATGCAATCCCAGTCGGGAAGGACAGCGGCAAGAGCAACCGATGATAAGGCAGAACGGCTCAGGAGGTGGGCGGAGAATGGATAAGAGGGAGTTTGCAACACTAGCAGCTACCATGGAAGAGTATTATGGCAGGAACCAGATCACAAAGAGCGCGGCATCCATGGATATCTGGTATGAGCTGATCGGGGATATCCCCTATGAGCAGTGCAAGAACGCAGTAAGGCAGTTGATGGCTACAAGTAATTTCTTTCCTTCTGCTGCTGAGATCAGAAAGTTATGCACCCAGATAGAACATCCGGAAGCCTTAAGCATAGATGATGCCTGGGGAATGGTTTTGAAAGCGGTAAGGGCTTATGGGTACATGCAGGAAGCAGAAGCCCTGGAAAGCCTGCCGGAACCATGCAGGAGCGTGGTGAAGAACATTGGCTGGCAGAACATCTGCAGGAGCGAGAACATCATGGCGGAACGTGCATTTTTCCGTGACTCCTATGGTCCTAAGCTCCAGGAGATGAAGCGTGTAGGAATGCTTCCACCAGGGATCCGGCAGGAAAACAGACAGAGATTGGATGATCAGATCAGAATGGCAGCAGGAAGGCTGCAGTTAGGCGACGGTACAGATGGAGAAGATGGAAGAAATGCAGGCGGCGGAGCTGGCAAGGCATAGAGTTGACCAGGGAGCCGGCGGCTATTACGCAAAAATCATGGACAAGGACCAGATCATAGCCAGGAGAGCCTATATGAGGAGCATCTTACGTGTGAGCTTCTTCTGGTGCACGATGAGCAATGCACAGCTGGACAACATGAGGCTGTGCAAGGCAGGAGATGATTTTATCGTGGAAGATACGGATAACAGGGAGTTCATCCTGCGGATCGACCGCAGATAAAAGGGGGGAAAGGAAAATGGAAGAGAATGCAGCAGTTCTGGAAACTCCAGAAGTGATAAAACATACAGACACGGAGTGGTACCGGGATGTATCCCTGGAAGATGCAGAGGTATTTATCCGGTCCAACCTGCAGTCAGCTGTACGCAGTGTGATCGCAACGGGATTTTACCTGAAACATATCAGGGACAATGAACTGTATCTGGAAGCAGGATATAAGAACATCAATGAGTATGCCATGGACAGGTTTGGTCTCAGTGCCTCTGCCACATCCAGATACATTACCAGGAACACAAGGTTTTCCAGGGGCGGGAACAGTCCGCTCATAGATGATAGGTTTAAGGACTTCAGCAAGAGCCAGCTGCAGGAGATGCTTGGCATGAGTGATGAGCAGCTGGAGCAGGTAACACCGGATATGACGGTCCGGGAGATCCGGAGCATGGCAAGACCGAAGGAAATACCTTACATAGAGATACCGGGGCAGACAGAGTTAAAAGATATCCCGGGGGTTATGCCGGAAGAGAAAACGGGAAGCTTTGAAACATCAACAGCGGAGCTGTTTGATGTGGAAGAGGATGAAAATATGATCCGGCCGGTGGCAGGTAAGCCTATTAGCCAGGAAATACCGGTTGCAGAGCTGATGGAAGAGGAAGATGCGGAGGTTGCGACATCGCAACCTCAGGACAGTATGACGATCCGAGAGTTTATCAAAGCCTGGAAGGAATATCAGCTTGGTGATTTTAAACGGGCAATGAGAGCTATGCGTACTGGGCAGAACACTGGGGAGAAAGCAAAACAGATCCAGGAGGAGCTGGCACCGTACGGATGTCATTGCGTTGGTTATTCAGAATATAGTTTTGATTTTCACTCTTTTGCAGGTGGAATGGACTGGCGGGTGAGAAATGAAAAAATCCACCTTAAATATGGTCAGCTTGCCAGTGAGCTGTTGTGTATGTATGATCCATGGTCATCGGAATTTGAGAAAGAGCCGGATATTATCAACGAGCAGCAGGATGAACCTGTAGATGCTACCGAAGGGCAGCGCTGGCCGAAGACATGCATAACTGGGAAAAGCAAGTATGGAAACTGCAACTGCTGCGGTGCTAATGGAGTGAAATGCTGTGCTGAATGCAAGGAAGACTGCAATTGTAGATGTGGTTGGCTGTATGTGACGGGAACAGGAGAAGAAATTGCGACGTCGCAAATAGATACAGAAGCTTCCACAAATGAAGCGAAAGAACGTACAGACATAGAACTCCTGAGAGAACTGCTAGAGAGAAAGAAGCAGCTTCTTGCTAAATGCCTGGAAGCTCCTGGCATTGATAAATCAGATGAGCATATAAGAAGGCAAAAACTGGAAGTAGGTGCTTTGGCTTCCATGCTGTGTGATCTGGAAGACATGGAAGCGAAAAAGGATAAACCGAAGCAGCCAGAGCTTCCACCGCTTAAAAACAACGATCAAAGAGCAGCCTTTATTGATGCGTATGAGGCCTGGCCACTCTGGATCGATAACCAGGAGACAGGTGAGCGGTATCACCGGTATGATCTTCCGGATGGGACAAGCTTCGTTATCAAGACGTATCACTCCATGCTTTATGACTGGAAAGCTGATGTTGCCATGAGGTACAAGGAAGGGTATGGAGCAAATGAGGAGTATCTTCTGGAGTCTGGAAAGTTCTTTAGGGACTGCCGGGCAAACAGGACAACGTTGATTGAAAAGCTGAAAGAGATACAGAGAGGGGAAAAGAAATGAACTGTAAAGACTGCAGCTATAAAAAATTTTATGACATGAACGGAAGGCCAGGGCGTTATTACTGCCTTCATGATGAAGCCAAGTTTACACGGAGTGAATGTGAGCCTCATCCTATAATCTGCAGAACAGAAAGACATGATGATAAATTAACTATTAAAACCGCACCGAGATGGTGTCCGTTGAATAAAAAGGAGAAGGGCAATGATCATAAAACAAATTGCAATAGATGAGGCACTGGAACTGCACAAAAGAGGGCTGATGGTGGGAGTGCTCCAGCCGGTAGTGCCGGAACCTAAGAACCTGGATGATTATGAGTTCCTGACATTGAAGAAGATCCTGGCTGGCTGTGAGTTCTTCCGGATCGTGCTGGAGGAAGAAAAAAGAGAGACAGAGCCAGCTGAGAAGGAACTGGGAGAAGTAGCAAAGCCAAAGGTAGTGGAAGAGAAGCCAACAGAGACAGCTGCGGAAACCAAGGAAAAGCCAGAGTCACCAAAGTCAGAAGCAACAAACAAAAAGCAGATTGATTTTGGAAAAATGAAGGCGCTTCGCAATGCTGGATGGAGTATGAAGCAGATCGCTGAGGAACTGCAGCTTGCACCAAGTACAGTATGCGGGTATTTGAAGAAGATGGAGGAAGGAAATGCAGAGATTAACAGAAAAGGATGAGCTGGGTAACTGGTGCCTGAAGGGTGTCAGGTGGGAGCAGTTGCGAGCAGGCCAGGTAATCACCAAAGAAGTAGGTGAAAAACTGTATGGTGCGTTGTGTAAGCTTAAGGACTATGAGGATACGGGCTGCAACCCAGATGACGTAGAACGTCTGAATGACTTTACCCAGAATGAAGCTGTAAAACTGGTGCAAAAGCTGAATGCAGAAGAGAAGAAGCACAGATGGATCCCGGTGGAGGAACGGCTGCCAGAACTTGGGGAATATGTATTAATTTCATTTTCCAACTTCTCAGTCCCAGCCATTGGAAGATATGACGAGGACGAAGAGGGCGGAGCATGGTTTATTGGTAATGAGACAGAATCACTTGTTAGTCAGGATATGTTTGTGAATGCATGGATGTCGTTGCCTGAGCCATACAGGGCAGAGGTGGAAGAAAATTAAGATTTTGTTGACATCAACAAAATGATGTAAAAAATTTGGAGGATAAAATGTCACAAGAAGAAAAATATAAGCTGGCATTATTTGCAGTTATCCGTAACAGTACAGTGATGCCACAAGGTGTTAAACTCGGAAAGACTATGCATGAAATAAACACAATGGCCATTGCAGTAATGGCAAATATTATGGAGTCATGTGATTTTGAAAATTTGAAAGCAGCATATGAAGATGGGAAAAACTGGAATTGAGAGAGGCCAGCCATGTGGAAACGAATAAACCCCAACGTGGAGTATGTAATAGCCGCCATGCGCAAGAAGGGAGAGGATGCGAAGAATGGGATTAGTAAAGTCAGATGCCCAGAGAAAAGCAAACCAGCTGCAAAGGCGCAGTGCCATAGCCGCAGCTGATAAGGATATAATCAACGGACCGAAGCCTACAACGTGGTCATCCAGGATGCCAGCCTATGCGGTGACAAGCCTCTGCCCGGATCCGGAGTTAAGAGGAGGTGATACCATTGGCGAAGATAAAGATAACCAGGAAGCTTCTGAGCAGTTACCGAAAGCTTAAGAAAGAAATTGTAGTCCTAGAATTGGAACTGGTAGAGATGATGGAAGGGGATAACGGGATCGGCGTCAGTGTTGTTATGGACTACCGGAAAGGTTATCCGCAACCAAAAGCGGTTCCAGGTTTTGACTGGAAGCTGCATGATCGCCGGGAGAAGATCCTGGATAACAAGAAAGTACGGTGCAAGGCTGTGGAGGACTGGATAAGATCTATTGAAGATGGTCAGGCACGATATGTGTTCCGGATGTTCTACATAGAGGGAATGACGTGGGACAGGATTGCCGCAAAGATTGGATACAGCAACAGCCCAGACTATCCAAGGCTCTATATAAGGGATAAGTATTTGAAAGAGCATAACATTTTGTAAAAATATCGTTTATATCGCTTGTATCGTTATACAATAGAGTGGAAGCCAAAGGCATACGGCCGGCGGCTTACGTTAACCCCCACCAGGCAGCAGGCGAAAGCTTGTTGCCTCCCCCTTGGAACGTAGCTCAGTTGGTAGAGCAATGGCTTGTGTCCTAAGCGAAGGTTCAATTCCTTCCGTTCCGATGATTTTGTTGTTATTTTGTACTTCCCCTTTTTACCTGGAAGCCTCTGTTAGATGCAGGGGCTTCCTTTTTAATAAAAATAAACTTGACAAAGTGATAATTTCAAGATACACTATCAACGTAGATAACCGGTCTCTACATAAGGAGGAAAAGAAAATGGCAAGAGAAGTAGCAAGCAAGATTGAAGAATTGCTTTCGTTACGAAAAATGAACCAAAAAGACCTTGCGCAGATGGCAAATATTACAGAATCGGCTATTTCACATTACATTAAAGGAGATCGAACGCCGAGAGGGGTAAATTTGATAAAGATAGCGAAAGCACTTGGAACAACAACAGATTATTTATTAGAGCATGATTCTGTACAGGATAGCGAAAATGATATGATAGTTGTCAAAACGCTAATTGCAAGAAATGCAGAAAAAATGACTAAAGATCAAAAACTGGAACTTGTAGGTATTTTACTTGGAGGAAACTAAAAGACAGAATGCAGCTAAAGAGTGAACAATATGAAGAGATTAAGCAGGTGGTAATTGAGACGTATCAAGCATATGATGTGAAATGCATACCGATTAATGCTTTCGAGTTAGCAATAAAAATGGGCTTGAAGTTAATCGCGTATTCATCGCTTAGTGAAGAAAAAAAGGAAGCAGCAAAAAAGATAAGTGCAGACGGATATTCCGTAGAACTTTCAAGTGGTACATGGAGAGTCTATTATAACGATGAAGGTAATAATTATGAGCGGATGAATCGCACCATAATGCATGAAATTGGTCATTATTCACTGGGGCATAATCATGAAGGTGTGCTCGAAGAGATAGAAGCCAACTTTTTTGCGAAATATGCACTTGCGCCGCCGCCATTAGTACATAAGCTACCAATTATCAATGTAAAAACTATTAAGTATGCATTTGATATTAGTTGGGAGGCTGCAAAATACGCTTATAAATATTACAATGATTGGCTGAAATACGGAGAAATAGATTATACACCATATGAAATCGAATTATTAGAATTGTTCAAAGCAGCATAATGAATGGCATGTAAAGCCCTTAGCGGCTATACATAGAAAAAACCAAGCACCAGGAGATGCTTGGCTCTTGTCGGAAGTGTTTCCACTGTCCAACTGGTTATAATTCCTTCTAGACAATCGAATTATAGCACAGTGGATGCTCTTTCGCAAGAGAAAAATGCGAGAGGAGGCGATCTTCATGTGGATATTTCGAGCATCGATTACTACTAAAGATGGCGAAAAAATTTACGCTAAAGATCATGGTAAAAGGGCCTTTCGGTTTTGGGTTGGACCAGGACCAGAGCCTGCTAAAAAGAACTAATTACTAATTAATGTAGGAGGGACTTTTACCAGTTGAAGTACCTCTGGTTTCAAGAAAGGAGCCGGAGATATGGCGAAAACAAAAACTAGCGTTAGAGGCGTACAGCAGAAGAAAATTGTAGTAGTGAAATCATACACAAAGAGTGATGGAACAAAAGTGGCTGAACATCGACGATCCACTCCAAAATGAGTAAAAATTAAATAATATAAAATGAATTGGAGTGATAAAAATGGGAAAAGATTATGATTATTTTAAATATGGATTAGAAGCTTTTAATGAGGCAGCTGAAGTCTTACATCGAGAAGCAGTTAAATTAGGAGAGGGTAAACATTCACCAGATAAATTAGTGATACCGGAAACTATCATGCTTGCATTTTCTTGCGAAATTGCATTAAAGGCATTATTGGTAAAAAGAGGCATAGAGTATAAGAAAGGACATTGTTTATCAGGGATTTTTAAATTACTTTTATCAGAAGATAAAAATGCAATCGTTAATCAAATGCTACAAGAGTGTGGCAAGAAAAATTACGATGAAAATGTTTTTATGAATGATTTAAAGGATGTAAGCAATTTATTTGAAAAAATGAGATATTTTTTTGAAGTAGAGGAAGATATACATTTTAACATAATATTTTTGTTGCAGTTCAATAAAGTATTGAACGAATATATTCAAAGCCTCAATTAAACGAAATGAATTATTTACGGAGTCACCCAGCGTGGCTCCTTTTCTTATACTCAAAACCGGCGAAAGCGAGGTGAGCCCAAATGACAGAAAAACAGAAGATTTTTGCAGATGAATATCTCATTGACCTGAATGCCACGCGGGCTTACAAGGTCGCTTATCCAAGAGTGAAGAATGATGAAGTCGCAGCAGCTGCAGCCACCAGATTGTTAAGAAATGTTAAGGTTGCAGCTTATATCTCAGAACGCATGCAGGAGCGCCAGAAACGGACGGAGGTCACACAGGACCGCGTGATTGAAGAACTGGCTGCGATCGCCTTTGCCAAGGCTACAGACTTTGTACAGATCTCTCATGGAAACGTGATCCTGACGGACACCAGTAAGCTATCAGAGAATCAGATCAAGGCTATTGCCGGGATCAAAGAAGGAAAGAACGGTATAGAACTCAAACTGAATGATAAAGAAAAGGCTCTGGAGCTTCTGGGACGGCATCTTGGCATGTTTAAGGATAAGCTGGAAGTTACAGGATTGGAAGCAGAGCAGACTAAGCTGGATGACCTGATCCGGCAGATGCGTGGTGGTGGATAGTGAGTGCAGAACGTTTGTTGTTATCAGATAAATACAAAGCCTTTCTCAGATGTGATGCGCCGGTAGAGTTCCTGGAAGGGACAACAGCGGCCGGAAAAACCACAGTAGGGCTGTTTAAGTTCATGCTGAAAGTGGCAGAGTCTCCCAAGAAGCTGCACATCATAGCAGCCAAGGATACCGGTACCGCTGAGAAGAACATCATTAACAAAGATCTTGGCATCATGGATGATTTTGGCGTCCTCGTTGAGTACAACGGCAACGGAACTAAGGACGATAAGATCCCCCATATCCTGTTCCATACTTCCGGTGGTGATAAAGTCATATACGTGATGGGCTACGGTGACAAGAAGAAATGGCAGAAGGCCCTGGGTGGTCAGTATGGCTGCCTGTATATTGATGAGATCAACACAGCTGATATAGACTTTGTACGAGAAGCTGCCATGCGTTGTGATTATCTTATGGCTACGCTTAATCCGGATGATCCGTCATTACCGGTGTATAAAGAGTACATCAACTGCTCCCGGCCTCTGCCAGAGTGGGAAGAGGAAACACCACAGGAAATCAAAGATGAATTGAAAGAAGAGCCAAAGCACGGCTGGGTGCATTGGTTCTTTTCTTTTGCCCATAATCTGGGCCTGCCTAAGGAAAAGCTGGACAAGATCCTGGCTAATACACCGAAGGGTACAAAGATCTGGAAGAATAAGATCCAGGGGCTGCGAGGTAAAGCTACTGGTCTGGTGTTTCCAAATTTTGACCGGAAAAAGCATGTTGTCACTGCTGCCTGGGTAAGGGCAGAGATAAAGGCAGGGCGGATCCGTTGGAAGAAGTTCTCCTGCGGATTGGATACAGCTTATTCCAGTAAGTCACCAGATACGATATCCATGATCTTCCAGGGGATTACGGAGGACAGGCGACTGATCACACTGGCAGAAAAAGTTTACAACAATGCAGAACTGGAAACACCTATTGCTCCCAGTGACACAGCTGTGAAGTTTGTAGAGTTCCTGGAGCGCTGCCGTAAGGAGTGGGGATTTGCGAAAGACGTTTACATAGACAATGCGGATCAGGCAACTATGACGGAACTTAAGAAATACAAACGGCTGCGTGGCTGTCTCTATAACTTCTGGGATGCGTATAAGAAACTGGAAATCCTGGATCGTATTAACCTGCAGCTTGGCTGGATCCAACAGGGCTGTTACTTGGTAGTTGATGAATGCCCGGAGCATCTGGCTGAACTTGATAAGTATAGCTGGAAGGAAGATAAGGACGAACCAGAAGACAGAAATGATCATACGATCAATGCAGGACAGTACAGCTGGATACCGTATCGTAATCTGATCGGGTTTGAGGAGGATAAGAAATGAGGTGGATATCGAAATTGAATGAAAATATTAAACGGGGGCTTCGGAGCTGGCTGGATATCCAGGAAGCAAACCCAACTGTAATTCAAGTCCATGAACTTATGGATTTTGAATTGTCTGCTATCAGAAATCGTATATGGTATTGGGGTGACGGAAATAAGCTGGAAGAGTTTTATAAACAGAGCCCAGAAGAAGTTGATAAATACAAGTTCTGGGCATCAAGGTGCAGCCCAGGAATGGAAATGCGGAAAATACATACAGGCCTTCCAGCACTGATCGTCCGCGTTTTATCATCCATCGTTCTTGCGGATATGAATGATTTTGAGTTTGAGAATACGGCCCAGGAACAGATATGGAAAGAGATTGAGAAGGCAAATAAGTTCCGAAAAGGCTTTGAAGAAGCCTTGAAAGAAACGTTGTACATCGGTGATGGAGCTTATAAAGTGACAATGGATACTACAGTGAGCCCTTATCCTATTCTTGAATGGTATCCGGGAGAAAAGATAGAAATTAATCGATACCGAGGCAGAGTTAAAGAGGTGGTATTTAAGACACCGATAGCAGAGAACGGCAGAAAATACACACTCTATGAGTACTATGGATATGGCTACATCCGGAATGAGCTGTACAAGGGGGATAACTTAGTTGACCTGAAAGCGGTTGAAACTACCAAGAATTTGAAAGATTACAAATTTGATGAGTCGGTAATTCTTGCCGCTCCGCTTAAAATCTATGAGAGTGCAAAGTGGGCAGGGCGAGGTGGTTCTATTTTTGATGGTAAGCTAGATAACTTTGATGCATTTGATGAGATTTGGAGCCAGTGGATGCAGGCTTTACGGTTAGGTAGAGCAAGGACATTTATTCCGGAAGCGTTTATCCCACGAAATCCGGAAACTGGTGCGTTGCTGAAACCCAATCCGTTTGATAATCAGCATATTGCGGGCAACGATAATATGTCAGAGGACGGTAAGAACCAAATTACCACGGTGCAACCAACAATTCCACATGACAGCTATCTTACATCATACGTCACGGCACTGGATCTCTGCCTGCAGGGAATTATCAGCCCAAGTACTCTTGGCATTGATACCAAAAAGCTTGACAATGCCGAGGCACAAAGGGAGAAAGAAAAAACAACCCTTTATACTCGAAATGCTATCATTGAAGCTCTGAGTGAACAGCTACCGGAAGTTATATCTGCATGTATTAATGCCTATAACATCTTAATGAAGCAGACAATTGAGAAAGTAAAGGTATCAATTCCATTTGGAGAGTATGCGAACCCGTCCTTTGAGTCGCAGATAGAGACATTAGCGAAGGCAAGACCAGGAACCGCCTTGATGAGCGTTGAAGCAACAGTGGAAGAACTGTATGGCGATAGTAAGGATGATGAGTGGAAGCAGGAAGAGATCACCCGTCTAAAAGCAGAACAGGGTATTGCAGAAGTAGAAGAACCGGGAGTCAACATGGCTGCCGGTATTTTTGACGTTAATCTGGGAGCTAATGGGAATGCAGGTCAAGGTAATGCAGCGGGTGAGGGATGATGCCAAGGAAGAGCGATTATGACATTGTCGAAGCTATTCAGAAGATAGAAGATGAGCTGATAGCTTCTATGATCCGGAATATGGACCGGCATCGGGCAGAGGAAACCAAAGAAGGTTATAACTGGTCCATGTGGCAGACAGAGCAGCTGAAAGCCCTGGAAAAGTACAAAGTCCGTAACCAGAAGAAATACAGCAAGCAGTTTAAAAGCATTAATGACCAGATTGACAGTCTGATTCGGATGTCACGGTCAAAAGGCAGTATGCAGCAGGAAAGGCGTATACTTCAGGCAATTAAAAACGGCTTTAAAGGGGCCAAGAGAACTGGATCGAGAGCCACCGCTGAGTTTTTCAAACTGAATGAGCAAAAATTAGAAGCATTGATCAAAGCCACCATAGACGATATGGAGAAGGCAGAAACGGCAGTACTCCGTAAGGCAAACGATGATTACCGAAAAGCAATCTTCAACGCCCAGGTGTATGCCAATACAGGTGCCGGGACCTATGAAAAGGCTGTGGATATGGCTACAAAAGATATGTTGTCCCGCGGCCTTAACTGTGTGGAGTATGCCAACGGTGCCAGGCATACACTTTCAGATTATGCCGATATGGCGATCAAAACAGCTAGTAAGCGGGCTTATCTGCAAGGCGAAGGAGAAAAGCGTAAGGAATGGGGCATTGCTACAGTCATTATGGCGAAGCGTGGTAATCCGTGTCCTAAGTGCCTTCCTTTTGTTGGTAAGGTCCTGATCGATGATGTATGGAGTGGTGGCAGCAAGAACGGTGTGGATCCGGAGACAGGCAAGAAATATCCGTTGATGAGTTACGCAATCAGTAAAGGGCTTTATCATCCAAGATGTAAAGACAGTCATACTACATATTTTCCGGGCATTTCCACAGCAGATGATACCTGGACTAAAGAAGAACTGGAAGCAGTTGGGCTTCAGAACCAGCAGGAAGCCAGACAGCAGTATGCACAGCGTCAGGAAGAAAAGTATGGAAGATTGGCTGAGTATTCATTAGATATGAAAAATAAAGCAGAATACCAACTAAAACGTAACAAATGGGCAAGGCTAAAAGAAAACGAAGGTATTTATTATACATATAATTTTGGGCAGAATGATGTTATAAAACCACATAATATCAAGAAAAATATGCTAAAATCAGACATCGGAAAAGAGATGTCTGAATATCTGGAAAAGAATAATGTTTCAGTTCAATTTGTTTATGGCATTGATAATCCGTATAATGAATTGGGATTTTATGACGTGGAAGATGACGTGATAAGAATTTTTGCAGATAGGACAAAGACAATAGAAAAAACAGCAGAAGTCCTCATACATGAAACAACGCATAGAAAGTATGGAATTGGCGGAGATCAATGGTCGGAAGCCATTTGTATTGCTCAAGAAGTGAAACATCGAAAGAGATCAAATAAATTGACTTCCCAAGAGAAAAAAGATATACTTAAGTTAGTAAATGAGCTTTATCCGGAGTATCCATGGAGAAAGTAGGTGATATTGTGACATTAGAAGAAATGAGGACGAAGATGGATAGCCGTAATAGAATGCTGTTGGATGCAAGAGCAGGAAAAAATCCAGTATGTCCTAAATGTAAAAAAGGTCATATTAAGTGTAAAGGAAACTACTTTTTTTATTGCGATTCTCCAGAATGTGATATGAAGCTTTCAATGGATCCAGAGAGACCGAAACAAGAATAGATACCACCAGTCATCAGGCCGGTGGTATTTTTGTACCCATTTTTAGGAAAGAGAGATTAAGAAGATGAAAAAGAAGATTTTAGCATTTGGAGTGGCATTATCTGTGATGTTTGGAATGATAGGGTGTTCAACAGCACACACAGTAAACTATAATTTATCAAAAGATGCGAATGAATTTAATATTTATCGCAGAATTACAGTTACCAATGCAAGAACGGATACGGTTATGCTCCAGGCCGAAGGTTATATGGCTCTTAGCAATAATAGTTCAAATGAACTGATAGTGACCATTAAAACAGGTGATGACCAGTATTATAAGGATTATATTTACCTGAATGACTGGACCTGCTATGTAATGGAGCAGACAGAGCCGAAAGGAACAGACAAGTATCATTATGAATTGGTATTTTATCCTGAAAGGTTAATCCCGGAAATTGAAGTTAAATAGATCTATAAATTGCGACGTCGCAAATGAAAGAAGGTGATCTTATGGGACTTTTATCGTGGATCCGGCAGAGGTTTTTCAAGAAAAAAGAATGCTGCCACCATTACCGCAAGCATTGGAGCAGGGCTTCCGGTCCTTATGGTGGTTATGTGCGGCGGTGTACCAAATGTAATAAGATCGAGCAGTAAGCACGCAGGCAGTTCCTGGGTGTTATTTTTATGCCCAAACGTGAGTATGGCATTAAACTCTGCGCGGCCGGTGACACCGATGGAAATGGATCAGTAACAGGAGTGACACTCCCAAAATGGAAAGGAGACTATTAACATGGCAGAAACAAATCAGAACCAGGCACAGCAGAACCAGCAGGGAGCAGGAGATGGAGGCACACAGACTGCGCAGCAGAACCAGAATACTCAGCAGGCATCGGCGCCAGCTATTGACTATGGAAAGATCCAGCAGATGCTTGATGGTACGCTGGCAGCTAAGGAAGATACCGCATTGAAAGCCTACTTTAAGCAGCAGGGACTTTCTCAGCAGGAAGTAGAACAGGCGATCGCAGCTTTTAAGCAGCAGAAGGCTGCTAATACTCCGGATGTGGGAGCTATGCAGAATCAGCTGACACAGGCACAGGAGACGGCCAAGCAGGCGCAGATCCAGAACGCTGCTATACTTGTTGCGGTAAGCATGGGTATTGATGCCAAGACAATCCCATACATCCTCAAAATGGCAGATCTTAGCCAGGCTGTAGGACAGGATGGAAAAGTCAATGAAGAGAACTTAAAAGCAGCGCTCAACAAGGTTCTGGAAGATGTGCCGGCATTAAAGCCGCAGGCATCCGGAACAACTGGATTTATCCAGGTGGGTGCAGCAAGCAGTGGAACAGGACAGCAGGCCAACCAGGCAGATCAGCTGTCTTCCATCTTTGGAAACAAAAAATAAGAAAGGATGATGTAAATTATGGCAGTATACGATTACGCGGAAACTTTTATGCGTGAGTTAGCGCAGAAATATTCAAGGGAAATGATCTCCAATGATCTGACTCTTTCAAATCCAGGAATTAAGTTCCTGAATGCACAGACGATTAAGATCCCTAGAATGACTGTAAGCGGCTATAAGGACCACAGCCGTAGCAGCATGGGATTTAATGCCGGAACTATCACAAATGACTGGGAACCGAAAAAGCTGACCCATGACCGTGATGTAGAGTTTGCGATTGATCCAATGGATATTGACGAAACCAATCTTGTTGTAGAGATTGCAAATATCCAGAACGTATTTGAGGAAGAGCAGGCAATTCCGGAAAAAGACAGTTATCGTTTCTCTAAACTGTACACAGAAGCAAAGACCAACAAGAGCAAAGGTGCAGTAATTGATAATACAACTCTTACTGCTGCAAATATTCTTGACTGGTTCGATGAACAGATGGCGATCATGGATGATCAGTCCGTTCCACAGGAAGGACGTATGCTTTATGTGACTTCTGCAATGAACAAGTTGCTTAAGAGCGCCGAGGGAGTAACCAGAGTGATCAGTGCTGGCGCAGCGGGTGTAATTGATCGTCGTGTTCATGCTTTGGATGATGTAAACATTAAAGTTGTTCCGTCTGCGAGGTTTAAAACCAAGTATGACTTCACCAATGGATGTACTCCGGCAGCTGCCGCAAAGCAGATGAACATAATGTTGGTACATCCATCCTGTGTCATTTCTCGTGACAAGTATGCATATATGAAGCTGTTTACACCGGGCACAGACTCCCGTACAGCTGACAAGTATGTATACCAGAACAGATACTACACAGACACTTTCCTGATCGAAAGAAAGTCCTGTGGCATTGCGATCAATGCAGAGGCAGAAGGGTAAGGTGAGATCATGACAGCAGAAAAAGACAATAAAGTCTATACGATTGATCAGAACCAGGTAGCGGCATATCAGACTGCCGGTTTTGATATTAGGGATGATGATGGGAAACTGATCGAGTATGGAGTGGATAAAACCGTCCCGTATAGTGTTTATGCCAAGGTTCTGAAAGAAAATGAGGAACTGAAACAGCAGATTTCTTCTATGGAAGCTGAAGAAGAAAACGCAAAGGCTGAAGAAGAAACTACAAAGACTGTGCGGAAGAAAGCAGGGCAGTAATATGGCCTACGAACCGTATGTAACCTCAGAATATTACCAGAAAGAATACGGCGGCAGCATTGTACCTGAGGATGATCTTACCAGGGCACTCCGTCAGGCCAGCCGCCACATTGACTCCCTGACTTACAACCGGATTGTAGGTCGGGGATTTTCTGCGTTGACTGACTTCCAGAAAGATCTGATCCGGGAAGTGATCTGCCAACAGGCAGATTTTGAAACAGAGAATGCAGATGAGATCAATACGATTCTGCAAAGTTACAGCATAAACGGAGTGTCTGCTCAGTTTGGCAGTTCCTGGAATGTGTTTACAGATAAAGGAGTTGCCATGAAAAGGGATGTCTACGCTATGCTGTGCCAAACGGGTCTTTGTTGCCGTTTAGCGAGGTGAGACTATGAAGTATCCGTGTTTAGTGCCAAAACGTCTTTGTAAGGTTCCTGTGCATGTCCACCTGGAATCGGAAGAACTGGATAATAAGGGAAGACCGAAGTACAGCCTGGATGCAGATCTGATGTGCAATTTCCAGGATAAAGCCAAGACTATTCTGACAGCAGAAAAGAAGCTGGTGCAGATCACAGGTACAGCGCTTTTTACAGGAGACATTGCACCGGATATGCCGTCTTTAAGCGGTGGCACATTAACTGTATTTGGTCAGGAACGTCGGATTGAACAGGGCTGTAAGAACAGGAACCCGGGCGGTACGGTAAACTACTGTAGCCTGGAGGTGATCTGATGCAGGTAAAATCAACTATAAAGCTGAATATGCCACGTATTAATCAGATGACACAGGCAGCGGTAGTTGCTTTGGAGAAAACAGCAGAAGCGTTGCATACAGAAGTGGTGCAGGCTCAGATCATGCCGTTTGATACGGGCAATCTGCAGAATGAAAGTACCTTTGTGGATAAGAGTCAATCTTCCGGTGGAAAAGTATCGTTGGTATCCAGCACACCCTATGCAAGGCGGTTGTATTATCATCCGGAATATCATTTCCAGAAGTATGAAAATCCTTTTGCGGGTGGTAAATGGTTTGATCCGTGGCTTCCGGGAGGAGTCAGCTCTGATTTTTGCAAGGAAGCCTTTAAAAAGTTTTATAAGAAGGCAGGTGGCGTATGATGCTGCGATTAACTGACATACAGGACTGGATCTCCGGTCTGGGTGTAGCACCAGCTGATCATGTTTATATTGGTAAGTTGGATAATAAGCAACAAAAATCCATTGGTATTTATAGTCGCAGCGGATCTGGACCGCCCAATATTGCTTTGGGTGGTTTAGAACACACGACTTACGATACTAGGGCTATTTCTCTTCTGGTCCATTGGAACAGGGACAAGCCGGAGAGTGAAGCAGCAGCCTATGAGCTGTTTGAGAAACTTAGAAACATATCCAGCCTGAGCATAGGAGATACCCACATCAACTACATTAATCTGATGGTCCCGGAACCACAGGATGTAGGCACAGATGATAATGGTGTATATGAATATGTGATCTGGCTGGATTTAATTTATCAAAGAAAGTGAGGACAAGAATATGCCAGGAGTAGTATATCCGGTACACAGTAATCAGTTTAAGATCGGTACTAAGGGCGTAGACAGTACATCTGAGCAGATGGTGATGCCGGCCGATCTTGAAAATTTTTCCCCTGCCATTGATGGCCAGAATCAGGAATGGTATGCCATGGATGCAGAGGGATGGGCAAAAAGCATTGTAACGGGCAAAAAATTTTCTATTGATTTTAAGGGCAAACGATCTGTTGGTGATCCTGGAAATGATTATATTGCAGGGCTTGCCATGAAGATGGGGAAAGACGTCATGACGAAATTTGAATGGACCATGGTATCCGGCGCCAAGCTGGAAGGAATTGTGGTTATCAACGTTACAACCCCAGGCGGTGGTGATACAACCGCAGCAGATGCATTAGAATTTACTGCAACGTTGTACGGTAAGCCAACCTTTACACCGGCAGAGGTATCATAAGGAGGGAGAAAAGATGGCAAAAGTAGTAGATATTACAGACAAGCTTACGTTTGATGGAAATCCGTGTTTGATGGTCAAAGGGGAAAAAATTGAAGTAAATGCAGATGCACCTACCATGATGAAAGTTCTCAATATTACAAAAAATGGTGGGGCTTCGGAAAAAAATATGAATGAATTATATGAACTGGTATTCCCGGAAAAAAGCAGGAAGTTAATTAATTCATTCAAGCTGCTGGTGCCTGACTGGATGACCGTTATCCACGAAGCTATGAAGCTGATCACAGGAGATATTACAAGCCAGGGAGAGCAGTGACCCGTACTACGATCTACTTGAGGACTGGGACCTGATCGTTTCCAGTTTTCTTACGCAGTACGGGTTACGCATAAGGACCAAAGAATTTGAAACAGTCAGCTGGGATGAATTTCGTTCCCTGCTGGCTGGCCTGTCTCCCGATACTCCCCTTGGGCGCATGGTTGCGATCCGATCAGAAACAGATAAGGAAGTAATCAAGCGTTTCACACCGGATCAGAAACGTATTTATAACGAATGGAGAGACAGGAAAGCAGAGAGCATGACAAAAGAAGCATATGAAAAGGCTATGGATAAGCTGGAACAGTTTATGGCTGACTGCTTCGGAGGTGGTTGAAATTGAAAGAGTAAAGCAGGAAAAAGTCCGGTGCCCGTACTGCGGGTATCCGGTCAATGCAATGAAGTCAGAAGATGCCAAATGTAAGGGCATCTTTTTTAAATGCAAAAATAAAGAGTGCAAAAAGATATTTGAGTTAAAGATCTAAGACGCTGTGCCGATGTGCCTGTCTTAATGAAAAAGGCAGGTGACATATATGGCAGCAGACAGCGTAGGACAGATCGGGCTTGACCTGGTTGTAAATAAAAACGATTTCAATAGTCAGATGTTAGGAATAGAAAATCTGGCAAAGAAGGCAGGCAAAGCCCTTGCTGCTGCTTTTACAGTTAAGAAAATATTCGATTTTGGAAAGTCCTGCATAGAACTAGGCTCTGATCTGGCAGAGGTCCAGAACGTAGTTGATGTTACGTTTTCTCAAATGAGTAAACAGGTAGATAAGTTTGCTCAGAATGCTGCCGCTCAGTTTGGTCTGTCTGAGACCATGGCAAAGCAGTTTACCGGTACTTTCGGTGCTATGGCAAAGGCTTTTGGTTTCAGTGAGAAAGCTGCATATGACATGTCCACGACTCTTACCGGGCTGGCAGGTGATGTGGCATCCTTCTATAACATCAGCCAGGATGAGGCGTATACAAAACTGAAATCGGTGTTTACCGGTGAGACAGAGAGCCTGAAAGATCTGGGCATTGTCATGACACAGACTGCTCTTGACAGTTATGCTTTGGCCACCGGTTTTGGCAAGACTACAGCGAAGATGTCAGAGGCAGAAAAAGTTGCTCTGCGGTATAAGTTTGTACAGGATCAGCTGACAACCGCAGCGGGTGACTTTTCTAGGACATCTACAGGATGGGCTAACCAGGTCCGCATCTTGCAGCTGCAGTTTGACAGTTTAAGAGCAACCATAGGCCAGGGACTTATAGCCGCTTTATCTCCGGTGATCCAGGTGATCAACACGATCATTGGAAAGCTTTTGAGCATGGCAAATGCTTTTAAAGCTTTTGTAGCAATGCTGTCAGGTGGCAAAAAAGACGGAAACATTACAGAGACTGCTGCCGGAATGGAAGCAATCGCTGCAGCAGCGGATAAAGCAGGTGCTGCCACATCAGGCATAGGAAGTGCCGCAAAGAAAGCTGCAAAGGATATAAAATCGGCAACTACAGGTATTGATGAGTTAAATATCATAAATCCGGACAGCGGATCTGATAGTGGAAACGGATCCGGAGGCGGTGGAGCAGGCGGCTACAATGCAGATGACTTTGATATGGGGACACTTCCGGAACAGGAAGATGTGGTTAGTGGAAAGCTGCAGAAGATAGCGGATCTGATGAACCAGTTAAAAGACTCTTTCACAAGTGGCTTCTGGGATGCTTTTGGTGATACATCTGTATTTGAGTCAATTCAGAGTAGTATTCAGTCCATAAAAGATAGCCTGAGAGATATTTTTACTGATCCAGGTGTACAGGCAGCAGCTTTAAATTTCGCCAATACATTTTCATATGCATTAGGACAAATAACTGGATCAGTTGCCAGTATTGGTGCAACGATTGCAGATAATCTTCTGGGTGGTGTTAGTAAATGTCTGGAGCAGAATAAGGATCGCATTAAAAACTATTTGATCCAGATATTTAACATTGGTAGCGAGATTGCAACACTGGTTGGAAATTTCACTGCTTCCATTGCAGATATATTTACTGTATTCCGCAGTGACTCAGCAAAACAGATCACAGCTGATATCATAGGAATTTTTAGCAGTTCTTTCATGGGAGTTACGGAGCTAGGCGGCAAATTTATCCGGGATCTGATCCAACTTATAACAAAGCCTATAACAGATAACGCAGACCTGCTTAAAGCACGCATACAGGGGCTTTTGGATGAGTTACGGCCTAAGTTCGACAAGCTGAAAGAAATAGTTGATAAATTGTGGGATGGATTAAATACCGCTTATGATGCAGTTGCAAAACCGGTGTTTGATGCATTTACAAATGCTATGTCTGCGGTAGTTGAATGGCTGCTTAAAATGCAAGACAATTTTGACATAATGGTTGGAACTGTTGCCACATTTTTCGGGGCTTGGGAAGTTTTAAAGCTTAGCGAATTTGTTATTAATGCTGGTGGCGTTGTTGGAATGCTTACAAGTATGGCAGCAGGATTTACAGCTAACGTAGCGGCCATTGCAGCACATACAACTGCCCTTATTGCAGATAAGCTGGAAACAGCAGCCATTATTGCTATGTATGCCAAAGATTTTGTGGTAAATCTGGCGCAGGGGACTGTAGCACTGGCAAAACAAGCAGTTCAGTTTACTATCAATACAGCTGCTAAAATTGCTGACACAACAGCACAAGCGGCTCAAACAGCCGCTGCAGAATTGTGGTGTGCTGTAAATGACTCTGTTATTTTACACCTTATTAAGCAGGCACCCCAATTTATCGCAAATACCGCAGCAAAAATAGCAGATACCACAGCTCAGATAGCCATGACAGCGGCTACTGTAGCATGGAATGCAGTATGTGCGATTGCAACAACGGTTACCGCTGCTTTGGGAGCAGCAATTGCTTTCCTTACCAGCCCGATTGGTGCCGTCATCATTGCGATTACAGCCTTGATTACTGCAGGCGTACTACTGTACCAACATTGGGATGAAGTGTCAGCTTTTGCAATTGAAATCTGGGGAAAGATCAAAGAAACAATCAATAATGCAATTGATGCTGTAAAAGTATTTATTGCCAATACGTTACAGGTAATTAAAGTTTCCTGGGAAAATAAGTGGAATGCGATCAAAGCATTTGTTTCTAATCTTTGGAATGTGATCAAATTACTTGCAACTACCGTATTTGAAGCAATCAGAGATAAGCTTTCTGAGATTTGGGATAGTGTACGCCAAACCATTGAAGACAAATGGAATGCCATTAAGGATTGGTTTGAAGACATCTGGAAGAAAATTAAAGAGGTATTCAAACCAGATGCAATGATCGAGATCGGCAAGAACATCATGAACAAACTCTGGGACGGTTTAAAATCCGTCTGGGAATCTATTACTGGATGGCTTCAGGGGTGCGCAAATTTTGTCAGTGGTGTCTGGGACGGCATTGTAGAAGGTGCGAAGAGTATTTTCAAGAGCGCTAAGGAAGATGCAGAGGATGATGAGGAAGCAGATGATAGTGATGACTGGGATTATGGTACCAATTCGCCTGTATCCGGTCATGCTTCCGGTGGTTTTCCTAAATCCGGGCAGATGTTTGTAGCCCGTGAAGATGGTATTCCTGAGATGGTTGGAAGCTGGGGCGGTCGTGCGGCGGTTGCAAATAACCAGCAGATCACCCAGGGCATCACTCAGGCTGTACAGCGTGGCATGAGAGCATGCATGGCACCTCTGGTATCTCAGATCACAGCTATGTCTCAGACTGCAGCGCCTCCGCTTGCGACAATGGGAACAGGCGGAACCGTAGCAGCCTACAGCTATGGCGGTGACCGGCTTCAGGATATGATGGATCGTGCTATGGCATCATCTAATGCGGCATCGGAAGAACAGCTAAATGTCATGATCGAACTTCTGAAGAAGATCATTGAGCTTATAGAAAATCTTGACCTGGTAGTAAATATTGATATCCGGGAACTGCGAAGAAAGTTGAAAGACCTTGAAAAGCGTTCCGGGGTGAAATTCGACTAAAGAAAGGAGCGGGATATTATGGCAGCGTTTATAACAGTCAACGGGCGGGAATTTCCTGCTCCTGACAATGTATGGGATCTGATTGTTGCAACCAATGTTACAGCTGGCAGAAATGCCCAAGGCGAGTTCATCGGGGACAAGGTTGGACGGGACCAGTACAAGATAGATAACCTGCAGTGGTCCTGGCTGGATGCGGAAACCTGGGCAGAAATGTGTCAGGCATTCGCATCCTTTGTTGTGACAGCCAAGATCTGGGATCCAGTTAATAATGGTTGGATAACTTTACAGATGTATCCGGGCAATAGAAGTGCGACAGCAGGCATAAATGATGCAGAGCAGCGCCCGCTTATTTATAAACTTTGTAAAGTAAACATTGTAGACTGTGGGGTGATCGAGTAATGCAAAAAGCTAGTGATGCGTATAAGCAGATGATGGAACAGCAATATAGAAATCAGTTTTATATGTGGGTTACGATCGGAGTCATTAACCAGGTCGCACAAAACATGGCATACGCTTCCGGTATTTACGCACCCATGTCCAATCTGGAAAAGCCGTATCAAAATTATGATCGGGAATACACTTACGGTACTTTAGAACAGGACTTTTTCCGGATAGATGGCAAGATGCTTTTTTTGCCAAGAGATGGCCCGTATTTTAATCAGGGTATCGTAAGCGCTGATCTTTTAGGCACGATCACAACCAGGTTTAAAGACGGACCATATGACATTAAAGGCCTGACTATAGAATTTGGAGAAGCTTATCCAACAGAATTCAATATTGTAACGAACAAAAAAACAGTTAAGATCACCGGAAATGCAAGCGGCCATTTTACTACGGAGGAAACCTTTCTGGATACAAATTATATCCAGATCGTACCGTTAAAAATGGTAAACGGTCAGGGACGGTTGAGAGTGCTGCAGATCAGTATGGGTGTAGGCATTAACTTCACAAACCGCCAGATAAAAAGCAGCAGCAAGAAAGAGTTTCTTTCCTGGATCTCTGCAGAACTTCCAACTACAGATTTAAGCCTGACAGTAAAGAACGAAAACAGGCGTTTTGACGTAGAGAATGAAGGCTCAACACTTAACTTTTTAGAGATCGGTCAAAAGGTTGAGGTTTCTTATGGGGCTACTCTTTCAAATGGAGAAATAGAGATTTTTCCGGGCACATCATTGTTACTGGACTCCTGGAAGACATCTGATGACGAAGTATCATTCCAGGCAAAGGATGTTGTAGCGGCGTTAAACGGTACCTATTATTGGGGTGTTTACGGCAATGCCAATCTGTATGATCTGGCTATAGATGTACTTACAGATGCAGGACTGGAAGAACGGGATTATAACATTGATAGTTATCTGAAAAATGTACATGTTGTCAATCCTCTTCCGGTTGCAACACATGCAGAGTGCTTGCAGATCATAGCCAATGCAGGGAGAGCAGTCATTATAGTGGACCGAAGCGGAGTGATCCATTTAAAAGCAGGGTTTACGACCGTAGTATCTCCGGAAAAGATGGAGGTTATTGGAAACAATGCGGCCAGATGGTCTAATCCTAAGAGCATTGTACTTTCTGATGCTAAGTATGGTTATGGAACATTTTGGAGTGACTTTTTCAGAGTAGATGGCAGCATGTATTTTCTTCCTCATGGAAGCAACTACCTGAATGAAGGTTATGTAAGCGCTGATATAGCGGATGCAGATGGAAGCTTTAAAGATCCTCCGGGATTTATGGTCGTATTAGAAGCGGCGTTTAAATATTACGGCCTATCTATGGAGTTTGCTGGAAATCCGCCAACCAAGATGCAGATTAGAACCTATTTGGATGGAGAACTTCAGGAGACATATATGCATACCGATATAAGCAGGTTTACAGAAGTGCAGCATGAATTTCCTATTTTTGACAAGATAGAGTTTGCATTTCCTTCTGGAAAGCCTGGAAATGGTGTGGCTGTTCGGAAAGTTAGTTTTGGTGATGTTACAGATTTTTCTGTGACTTACAAGACCATGACAGATACTCCAGTAGGAGCCAGAACACAGCTGTATAAGGATCTAAATGTTGTTATGACAAGATTTTCAGAGTCCGCAGAAGCAGAAAAAGAACTGTGTAAAACTACGGTTATGGGCGGACAGATTGTGGATTGCTATTTTAATAATGCAAGCTATGGCTTGTCTTCTAGCCACGGAAAAATAATAAAATCTTCTGCGTATGCAGTACGGGTGGATTTAACGGGAGTAACGGGAGAAATTGAACTTGTCATAGCCGGAAAGGAATACTTGCAAAATGAAGGCAACTACACTCTATCATTAAACACTGTCGGAGAGACAAAGAACTGGTCAAATATCCTGATCAGTGACCAGAAACATGCGGCTACAGTGGCAGAGTGGGTTGGCAATTACCTGAATAACAATATTGAGTATGATGTGCCTTATCGTGGTGATTTTAGACCAGATGCAGGGGACATCATATTTTTACAGGGACACAAAGCAGATCAGATGCAGATCTTTTTAACAGAACATGATCTATCATTTTCAGGTGGCAAACTGTCTGGAAGTATAAAAGCAAGGAGGGCGATTGATGGCGTGGAAGCAGCCGAAAACGGACTGGGCCGGAAAAAGTGATGCAGACGGGAACTATACCGGTGATTACTTTAATGCGGATGATTACAATCGCATTAAAAATAATATTTCAGAGCTTCGTACATTAGCAAACTCTGTGTATTATCCAGAAATTTCTATACAGGATGCCGGTGCAGACAAAGCGGTAGGTGATTACCTGTATGCAGATGAGATTAATGTCCTGGAAAACAACTTGGATAAAATCTGCCAGGGAACGATCCCGAAACTGGCAGGAAAGAAAAAAAGCTATTATGAAAATACTGCTACGATTGATTTTGTTGAACTTAACAGGATCGAAAAGTGCTGCTTGGATCTATATAACAACATTGTGAACCAACGTGATAATGGACGATACCGCTTATCCTTCACGCTTGGAACTGGAAGGAGAGGATTTTAGTGGCGTTAAAAACAAATTATAAAGATGCCGCTTGGACAGGAAAAAGGCTTTATACGATCGCAGATGCAGGGAGCGGTAAAAGCACCATAACAGACGATACAGAGTATACCGTTGAAGGTGATGCATTTGGTGCAAAAGATATCAATGAGACCAATGCGGCGATCAACCGTCTTACCAAAGAACCGACTTGGGTTACCTTAAAGGCATCTGGCTGGAGCGGATCAACGGCGCCTTATACACAAAAAGTAAGTGTGGAGGGAATAACTGCAGATGATTATCCGGTGCTTGTAAGTGGTCTGGCAGATGGAGCATCTACAGAAGTAACCAAGGCCTACAATAAAGCGTTTGCACTTGTAGCGGCAGCTCCAGGGGTAACAGCAGCCGGCAGTGTGACATTCAAAGTATATAAAAAACCTACGATAGATATTCGAGTAGGGCTGAAAGGGGTGTAGAACATGGGACTGGTTTTGGTGACTGGTGGCGGTGGAAACACTGGAATTTCGGATGAGTGTACTGCAACTAAAGGAGACATTTTAAAAGGAAAAACTGCTATTTCCAGTGACTCCGATGATGAGGTTGTGGAAGGAATGCTGGAACTGACAGGCACAGCAGTTGATAATCAAGTTCTTGCTGGAAAGACCTATTATAGTACAGATGCCCATACAAAAAGAACAGGGACCATACAATCACAACCTGGATGGACCCCTATTCCGTCAACAATTCAACAGACATTAAATTGTAAAGGTAAATATATGACGGAAAACGTTGTTATTCCCGGATTTGTTATGCCTCCCGCTGACGCTATAAAGAAAGGTGCGACAGTATCAATATATGGCCATTCTGTAACAGGTACATGGGAAGGCTATTCGCCTACCACTGAATATTTTTGGAAGGCTACGCCGGGCGGTAACAGCAATATAGGCGGTCTTGTTGGAACCGGAAGTTTAGGTTTTGGCAGCTTGGGACAAGTTTATTCTAACAGCAATGCTTCTGATAATACTTTATCAACTCCAAAGATGATTAATCTAAGGAAATACAGTCGCATTTTTGTACACATCAATAAAAGTGAGCCTTATGAAGACGCAGGCGTTGCTATATACGCAAAATATGCCAATGGGCAAAGAGCTTTGATGCGCAGCTTTACACATTACTCAACAGATGGAGCATTTTATTACTATGACTATAATGCTTCTTGGTGGGCAACGTTGGAACTGGTATTTACACGCCAGGGAACAGGTCTGTGGCAGTGGGGCATTCAGTATATAGAATAGTTTAGGAGGTGCCAAAAGTATGAAAGTAGTTGTAATTTTTGATAAGGAAGGAAATGTAGTTGCTATGGTACCATGTGATGAACAGGTTAAGGCCGTGCGCTGCATACTTAGTGACCTTCCAACCGGAGCGGTTGTGGACAGGGTGAACTTGGAAAACAGAAAGAAACCTGTGGCTGAATGGCACGATACGCTGACGGAAGCTGAGCAGAGACGAACAGCGCTGGTACGTGGACTTGCGGAGCAGGTAAAAAATGGTGCGTCACTTAGGGAGCTGATCGGCAGCATGAACAACCTGAGTAACAGTGAAAAATGGAAGCTGGAAGAGGAGGTAAAGGCAAATGGCATTTAACGGTACAATTCAGGAAATCACCCTTAATATGTATGGCGATGCCAAGGATGATAAATATGTCGAGGTGCAGCAGGGAGACAGCGCATCCAGAGTGATCCGGTTTAAGCTTAAAGGATTTAAAAATGAGGATTATGCAGTACCATATGGCGCAGGTGTTGCCCTCTGCATTAAAAAGTCAGACGGAAAGTATGTGCTGTGTACCGGAACTGCAGAAACGGAAAATACAGTCCTTGTGACACTTACAAGCCAGGCATGTGCTTGTGCGGGTAAGCAGCCAGCACAGCTTTATATCTACACTCAGGACGGAGATATTAAGTCCCAGAGCTTTTATATTAAAATCCCAGAGGCAACTTATAAAGATGATGCAATCAAGTCTGAAAATGAAGTAGGTGTCCTGATCGAGGCCGAAAAGTATTTGCGCCAGATCCTGGAAACAAAACAGCGCTTGGATTTGGCGGCGTCAGAAGAGGAACTGCGTGAACTGAAAGATCAGGTTACGAATATCGTGGCAGCATCTAGCGGAACGGAAGGGAATGCAGAACTCCAGGACATCCGCTATGGCGCGGATGGAAAGACCTATCCGACTGCGGGGGAGGCAATGCGCGGACAACTTGAACGGAAAGCAGATAAGGACGATGCGATGTCATGGTCTGATTGGTTCGACCTGCACCGCACTGGTTGGCACGGAGGTGTGACCTTCCCGCAGTTTTCAACCTCTCAGTCCACACTCGGCACGAAGACCGGCGACAATGCGAATATGGTGGCCGAAACATCAACCAACACCACGAAGGGGCGTAACGATTATGCTGGCAAGCCGGTAACCGACCTGATGTTTAACGGCATCGAGGTCAACGGATACATTGATGAAGATGGAGAACCGCACATCACCGCGGTCAAGGGCAGCCCGAATTTCTCCCGAACCGGAGAGAGCGGCGATGTATGGATGGCATTTTTAACACCATACTACAAACGGATCAGCACAGACACAGAGGAGGGGTGGGATTTTGCGGATCACAAAGTTGATGACCTTGTACCGTGGCCAGATAGCGTAAGGCCGGATGGAAGTGTACGGAGCTTTTACCTTAAGAGCAAGTACCCGGGCGTAACTGGAAAAGACGGTCTGGTAGGATCAATCTCCGGCTGCAAGTTGCTGCGCAACACCTCGCACAACAACCAGATTGCTGAGTTTGCGAAGAAGGGTTCTCAGTATTGCGGCATGACAACAACAGATATGGCCTGGGCACAGTGGATGGACGACATGAAGTTTGCAAATCACAATTCTCAGACCTTTATGGCTGGAGCAACCGGCTATTACAACCAGTATCCTGCGACCGTGACCGAAGATGATGTAAAACGCATCATCATTAGCAAGAATAATGCGAAAAATCTTGTTGTCGGCTCCTATGCATCAATCGGATATGGATTTATCCAGAATGGAACGGTGAATACTGATCGAGGAAATGATAACGTGCATAAGTATGCGGACGATGTGAAGATTCTCAAGATTGAGGATTATGATGATAACAACAGCGCGGTGTATGTAGATGCACCGACGGCATTTAGCACGGCTGCAGTTGCGCTGAGCGATACTCTGACATCTCCGGTATATCTGTCAACGATGCACTGGTGGTCTGGGGCCTGCGACGATGTACTTGGACCGGACGGTTCTCCAAGTAACTGCACAAGCGGCAAGGAACCATTTATTCTGTCCGGTGTCGAGTTTGGACATGGAGGATTTACGGTTCTTGCGGATATAATCATGTCCGGCGTCTATGATGCTGATACAGATACCTACACGCAGACTCCGTATATCGTACATGATTCACGCAAGATTGCCAACAACAAGATTACGGATGACTATGCTAAGTGTTCCATGACGGCTCCGGATACCAATGACAGCTGGCAGTATATCTCCAAAGAGGGATATGACCCGCAGGCACCCTGGCTGCAGATTCCGATTGAGGCGAAAGGATCTTCCAGTACAGGATTTGCCGATGGAGTTCATACCGGAGCCAGAAACACCAGCCTGAGAGAGTTTCTCTGGTTCGGCCATCTGGGCAACTGGTCGCGTGCGGGGCTCCGTTGCGCGGGCCTGCATAACGGGGTCGACGGGGCCGGGTGGGGCATCCTGCGTCGCCTTTCCTATCTCCGTCGCGGCGTAGCCGCTCGGGGGTGAATCCGCGCAGCGGAGAGGGGATCGCCCCTCAAAAAAATAAAATAAGATAGATATCAAGGGCTGCAAGGTGCTTTCTCGTCGGGGTTTTGTTCCTTTTCTCTGGTTCGGCAATCTGAACAACAGGTCGCATGCGGGGCTCCGTTACGCGAACCTGAATAACAGGGTCGACAGGACCAGGTGGAACATCCTGCGTCGCATTTCTGACAAATTTGAAAGTTGCTTTTGCATCTTGCAGCGTCGAGCAACCGACTTGCGCGAATATCGTGCGACCGCAGGGGATACCCTGAAAATTGATCGAGACGGCATCGGCCTGTGCCGAATAAAAGACACGGACCGGCGGCATGGCGGAGGACATGCCAGGGGGTTAGTAGTCAAACCGAAAGCCCTTGAGATCAGAAAGGATCACGAATGAGGCGTTACTGCAAAAACGTCGACATTACAGATACAGGCTTTATTGAGCGCTGCATTTATCTCTGGCTGGAGAAGAAGAGATCCCGCCGGGATGTGCAGCGCTTTTTGGCCCATTATACAGATCTTACATACCGTCAGATCCGAAAGATGATGAGGATCAAGGCAACCAACTGGCTGCCGGAATGTATCAAAAGAGTAGCAGAAGATGTGAGACGGCGGTTGATCGAGGAGAAACTTGACCTGCCGCCGATAGAATTTAAAGACAAATATGACGATGTCTGCGGCAAGTGGCGGCGCATCGGGATCCAGAAACCGATCCATCAGATATTTGATTATGTCGCGGTTGAAGCTTGCCGGGAAATGTTCATGGCTAAGATTGGGCCGTATCAGATGGCTTCAATCCCGGGACGCGGGCAGGAGAAGGGAGCAAAACAGATTCTCAAATGGATCCAAATGGACCCAAAGCACTGCAGGTACTGGGTAAAAGGGGATGTGCGCAGGTGCTACCCGTCTATCCCGCACGACCGGATCAAAGCCAGGTTCGCCAGGGACATCAAAAACAAAAAGTTGCTGTGGCTTATCTATGAGCTGATTGATTCGTTCCCGGAAGGGTTGTCAATCGGTTCTTATTTTAGCCAATTTGCATGCAATTATTACCTTTCGCAGGCGTATCACTATGCCGCGGAGCAGCTGCATAAAGTGCGGCGCAAGAAATCCGGAGAGATATCACGGACCAGGCTTTTGTATCATCAGATCTGGTTTATGGACGATGTCCTGCTGATCGGATCGTCTGAGCGCGATATGGATAAGGCCATGGCCCTGCTCACGGACTACATGCGCGAGCGCCTAGGGTTGACGATAAAGCCGGAGTGGCGCATTTATGCCACGGACTATATCGGCGCAGACGGTAAACATCATGGAAAAGACATCGACATGATGGGGTACCGCATTTATTGCGACCATATAGCAATCCGCCGCCGGACCTTTAGGCGGCACCGCCGGAAGATTATGAGAGCCAGGGCAAGACTCGGTAAGGGCCAGGAACTGGGTTTGAAAGAATCAAGGCAGCTGATGTCGTGTAAAGGCAAATTCAAACACAGCAACTCGCGCAAGGTATCAAGGCGGCTGAGTCTTGCAAAGGTGGCAAATGCCGCCAGTCAGGTTATCTCAGCTTTTGATAGTGAGCAGCAAAACCATATAAACGAAGAGAGGAGACAATGGGATGAAATCAATCGTACATGCGGTGGAGAAGCCGCAGGAAATCCAGTACACAGTTCGCAAGGATGGAATGGCGGATGTTTGGCTGCGGAGGAACATCGCTCAGCAGCCGTGCCATTCTGACGGCGAGGGAGACAACCTGGAATATGTCTATGATGAGGTCTTTTTCCGCACCACAGCAAGCCGGGATGATGTTGCAGCAGATCAGGACTCTTTCTGGTCGGTCGGTCAGGACTGGGCGCTGGACGTTCCGCTGACGAAAGAAGAGATGCAGGAAAAGAAGATTGCAGACTTGGAGCATGATCTGGAACAGGCCAAAACCGATCTGGCGCAGGCCAGAACGGATAATGATATGGCGATCGCGGAGCTTACTATTGTACTTGCTACGATGATGGCTCCGACAGCATAGAAGAAAGGAGGTGTTGAGTATGTTTGATGAGTATAGCCAGCTCACAAAAACTTGGGTGCGGATTGTGAAATCAGGCACTTATGGGCGGGAAGATGTCCCAAACCTGAGTAATTTGAGAGAAGTTGTATGGAGTGTATTAGACAAAGCAGAAAAAGGAAAGGAAGAGTGATGATTATGGTATTTACAAAAAACAGCGCGTTAGTTAAAACATGGGTAAGTTTAGTATTAAGTGGAGCTTACACTAAAGATGAGGTTCCGAAGCTTTTCAACTTGCGTGAAGTGGTTGGTGAGGTAGTGGATTCTTTAACATGAATATGATGGAGATATTTTGCGCGCAGCAAGCAATCATAGACCTGCAATCAAAGGTTATAAATGACTTGTATTTACAATTAATGCAATACATAACGCCAGAAGAAGCTGATAGTATGGATTGCGTTGCAAAGATTAACAGGGTTGCGAAACTGAAAGCAATGATTGAAAAATAGTATCAGAAAAAGGAAAAAGCACCTGAAGCCATGAGCGAGGAATTCAGGTGCTTTTAGAATACATTTGTCTCTTTTTCAACATTATAACATGTTTTGCAAAAGGAGGCAAATGTAATTGAACAGGAGCACATGTATGAGTATTCAGGTTTGTGCAACCGGGCTGGTTGCATATTTAAGTCAGAAATTAGGAGTTACTTTTTATCTTTTGGGTGTTCTGCTCTGCCTGATGGTGATCGATTACCTTTCAGGTATGGCAGCAAGCGCAGTGGAGGCTTTAGATCATCCTGATGATAAGTCTTATGGTTGGAGCAGTAGGAAGGGTGCTAAAGGCATTGCTAAAAAGGTAGCGTATCTTTTTGTAATTGCTGTAGGGATGGTAATTGATTATATCATTATTCAGACATCGGGAGTGTTGGGGTTCAACCTTCCTAATACGATGCTTTCGTTATTAGTTACTGTATGGTATTTGCTAAATGAAGCGTTATCCATTACAGAAAATGCCGGTCGTATGGGGGCACCAGTGCCGGGATGGCTTATGAAGTACATAGCAGCATTAAAAAGCAAAATTGATAGTGATAGAGAAAATACAGGCAGTGAGACTTAGAATGGAGGTGATCCGAATATCTCCCGCAGGCAACCCGGGTTATGGTTGCCATTTGCGACGTCGCAATAGAAAGGAAAAGCAATGAAAATATCAGACAATGGATTAAACTTAATAAAACGCTTTGAGGGCTGCCGTCTGATGGCTTATCAAGATGCAGTAGGTGTCTGGACCATCGGATACGGCACCACAAACGCAGACAAAGCAATCACCGGAACAACAATCTACCAAGGTCTGCGGATCAGCCAGGAAACGGCAGATGAATGGTTGCGCCAGTCTGTTGATAAAAAGTATGGTCCAAAAGTGGACAAGTACAGTGCTTACAACTGGACGCAGCCAGAGTTTGATGCCTTGGTATCTTTTGCGTATAACATCGGAAGTATTGACGGATTGACGGCTAAAGGTACTCGTACCCGTTCTGAGATAGCAGCCAAAATCCTGGAGTATAATAAAGCTGGCGGAAAGGTATTATCTGGCCTCATCCGCAGACGTCAGGAAGAGAGGAAGCTCTTTTTAACTCCCGTTACAGTAAAAACAGGTTGGCAGCAGGAAAATGGAGGCTGGCGCTTCTACAAAGAAGACGGATCAGGAGAATATGCTTGTAATAAATGGGAGCAGGACGGAGACAAATGGTACTGGTTTAATGGCGCCGGTTTCATGGTCCATGACACCTGGTACCAGTACAAAGGTTCTTGGTATTACCTCGGCTCCGACGGTGCCATGGTAAAAGGCTTGCAGACGATCAATGGCAAGTGGTACTATCTGGATCAGGACGGCCGCATGGCAACGGATCCGGTGGTACTTACTCCTGATCAGGATGGTGCTCTCCACTATCCAGGCCTTGCAAAATAATATAAATCCTCTTAAAAACTTTAGGTTTATTTTATCCTATTAGTCACAATAAAGTCACAAACTTAAATGAGAAACCTAGGAAATACAAGGTTTTTCTTGATATTAAATTTAAAAAAGACTTAAGAAAAGCTTTATTGGATGTAAGGGGAATATAGTATATAATGAACGCAGAGAAAAACAAGCGGCTGCGTCAGCAGACATTTGTTTTTCTCAAGTCATTAACGAAGGTTCCGCCTGCGTCAGCAGGCAGTGGAGCGCGTCAGCACGGGAACCTGAGTATTAGAGCACAGTTAAAGAAATGATCTTTGTTATAGAAAAGGAGAAATCATATTGAGAAAATATCATTTATACGCAGCAGTATTATGCAGCGCAGCAGTTTTAGGCCTTGGCGGATGCTCCAATAAAGTGGATGCGGCAACCACATTGCCTCTTGTAAATGAGTCAAGACCAGTGGTGGTAGAGTCTGAAGAACCTACTTCTTCTGCAGAAGAGACTACCGTTGTAGAAACTGTAAGCGGCACGATCGAAAGTGCAGAAGAGCAGCCAGAGCAGGCAGAAGACTCTGTATGCCTGTTTGGACCGGCTACCCAGATGGAAGATGGCAGATTATCCATTGACAGTCAGGCAGATCAGGGATATCAGGGAGAAGTGATCTTAAACGTTTCCCAGGAGTCTACTTATGTATTAGACGCAGTTTCCGGTCTTCCAATAGAACTTTCTGATATTAAAGACGGAGACACCATCTACGCTTACATCGGACCGGCAATGACCATGAGCCTTCCGCCAATGACCAATGCGACGATGATCTTTGCCAATGTTCCGGCAGATTTTAAGGTTCCGGACTATGTAACAGTTAAATCAGTAGTGACAGATGCAGCTTCTTCCCAGTCTGTACTGACTGCTATGGACGGCACAGAATATACACTGGCAGATGACTGTGGGATCGTACCGTATCTTACCAGAAATATTGTTACGTTAGATGACCTGACTCAGGGCAGAAAAGCAGTGGTATGGTCTGATGGAGAGAATACAGCAACACGGATCATGGTATTTGCAGAATAA